ATGATTTAAGTATTGATTGGGATGAATTTTGTGGAGTAGTTGAATGTGCTTTTGAAAACCCTGATTTTAGTTGTAAAGAGTGTATCCATTTGAAAGGTGATGTGGAATGAGTGAATTTTGTTTTGATTGCAAATATTCTTCTGTTGTGAATAGTATGCAATGTTGTGCTTGGAAAAGTGGACTTGCAAGTGCTTATCGTAAATGTGAAAAGTATGAGAGAAGTTGGCAGAAAACTATATCTCCATATTTGTTTTTAGCAATGATTTTGGTATTACCTATTCGTTTAATTGTATTGGCTATTTGGGAAATTTAAATATGGTGATGTGGAATGACTGATTTATTTATGGTTTTTTGTGGAAGTTTTACTGGAACATTAGTCGCAGTAATAGGGATTTTATTGATTGATTGGTGGAGATAGAATGACTGAAAATAAACGATATGTATTTGATGAAATGAATGGTGGAGGATATGTTGTTGGATATTCTGAAAGAATGGGTGATGGTAAATCATTGATTTTTACACGGTTGTGTGAAGTGCCTAATGAAACACAAGCAGAGAATGTATGTAATGAATTAAAAGGTTTACAAAAAGAGAATGAGCAGTTAAAATCTGATAGACATCGATTTGAAGAAGAGTCAAAACTTGAATGTACTGCTCAAATGAGTAGAGTATTTGATTTGATTGATAAGAAAATCAAAAAAGCAGATGAATATTTTAAACAATCATATGATTCTTGGTATCAAGGACAAATCGATGCACTCAAAGAATTGAAAAAGGAGTTACAAGAATGAAAAGTAAAAATGAAGTATTAGATAATTATGGAAAATTGGAAACTTGTATAGATAATAGATTTGGTGTGAGATTAGCATCATTTTTAACTGTTGAAGAATTAGATAAAATTAATTTACAAGTTAAAGATGAATATAGAGATAGTTGGGAAGTTGAAAAAGAATGGACTGAAGAAAATATTATAGAAGAATTAGTGTCTGATGCTGAATTTGGGAAAGAAAAAGCTGAAGATGAAAGAGGTATTAGTTCTAGTTTAATGACTGAAGTTTGCGAAGCATGGTTATTTATTTTAGAAGATGACACTATTCAACCATATGATGAAGGTTATAATTTAGATTTCTTTGAAGAAATTTTAGAGAAATATTCTGAAAATTAAATGGAGTGTGTAGAATGACTAAATTAAAAAAAGAAGATTTACCAGAAGATATGGGAAGATTTGTTCCTATTGAAAGAGATGATAGTTATAATCTATGGGATATTGCCGATAGTGAAAAAGTAGAGTATGTAGATTTTATTATGCCTTATACTGACATTAAAGAATGTGAAAAGGCTTGTAATATAATGAATGTTGTTGATTATCTTTTTAAAGAATTGAAAAGGTGATGTGGAATGACTAAAAATCATAGTTACACTTACATACTAGAAGACTACGCATACTCCGATTTTGAATATTACATATTCTCCCATGAAAAACAATACACACAAAAAGAATTTAAAGAAATCATAAAAAAAGCAATGATAAAAACCAACAAAACATGCCCATATGGAATTGGATACCTCCTGCATCAGGCATTATTCGATATCCTAAAAAAAGAATACGGATTCCACGATGCAGAAGAAACAACTCCAATAATACACCTAGATGATTTAAGAAGAGAACTTAAAAATAAAAAAGGAGAGAAAAAATAATGCCTGAACCACAAATAACATTTAAAGTAAATGCAAGAGAATTAAAAATCAGAAGTCAAGACAATAAGATTCTTTACCCAATAAAAAAACTAAAAGAAGATGAACAACAATGTCAAAATACATTTACCTAGACTACAAAAAAACATTCGAAAAAAAACCATCCTACATATACCAACGCAAAAACGGATGGTTCGAAATAAGAAAAAGAATAGGAAACAACCTAGTATACTACGGAAGCTTCCCCACATTAGAAGAAGCACAACTCCACAAAGCATACTACATCGGAAAAAACTGGAAAGTCAACCCAACATTCAAAGCAAAAAAACACATCATACAAAGAGGCGACAATTACATTATAGTTAAAACAATAAACAACAAAACAGTAAGTTACGGAACATTCAAAAACCTAGAAGAAGCCAAACACGAAAGAGACGTGTGTCTTGCGTGTAACTGGGATTATGATTTAATTTGTGAATGGGAGGATTGAAAAAAAATGAATAAAAAATTATACACATTATGCAGCGAATACAGTACATGTTTTGAAACAATACTTCTCCTAATAAATATAGATGGAGTGGAATCAGAAAGATTAAAATTATTCCGTTTAATGCAAGATAGAATGAAAGAATTAGAATCTGAAATCGAAACATGCATCGTAGAAAATGATTTAATAAACAATATGACTGAAAAAGGAGTAAAACAATAATGAAATCCTCCCATAATCCATTATCCATAAATAAAATTGATTACCAATTAAACAGGATAAAATGGAAAAGCCTAGGATACAGGATACCAACAGACATCATGAGGAGAACATACATATGTATAAAATAATGAAACATGATTTTCATAAACTAAAAATAGTTAATGAAACCGGAGAAGAATGTTACGGATTATTCAACCGATGGGAATATGAACAATTAATTAAAATAGTCACATTATTAAATACGAAACAGGAATTATTAAATCCAATAATACAAGTATGTGAAAAATATCATATACCATTAAAGGATTTGCCTGGAGTATTAGATGAATATATTGTCCGTGACAATGATGGTTACCAGGGTTACAGTATGTGTACTGATTGCCGTAATGATTGTAATGATCAAGTCAGTGACTGTCCAGAGTATACTTCAAAATTTTAAAAAAAAAATAAACACTCTTTTATTCTTCTTCTTTTTTTTTTACTGTTACAATATCCTAACATCATCTATAAATATATTATTCATGTCAAAGATTATAATCAAAAACACTCAAAATGCAGATTCCAGAACTGCAGATGAACAATTAAACAAGGAAACATTACTTAAAGACACACGAACTCATCGAAATGATGTTAAAAGAATAATGCATTACATGGCAGAGCAATTAGAAGAAAAAGGACAACATCATGATTATACAAAAATCAAATACTTCGATGAATTCGCAGAAAACGTTCTGACACCACATACTAATGAAGAATTTATCAACCAACACTGGTATCAGAATCATGTCACTGAAGAAAGACATCATTTAAATGCAAATTGTCCATTAGATGTTAATTTATTTGATATCTTAGAAATGATTGCAGATTGCACCGTTGCAGGTAAAGGAAGAGCAGGGAAAATAACACCAAGTTACCTTAAATTAAAAGACCCAGTAATACTTGAAAGAGCATACTGGAATACAATCATATTATTAGATACAATCGTTGAAGTAAGCAATGGTGAAAAATTAATGGAGGACTAATAATGGTAGATAAAGCAGATGTATGGCAGAAAAAAATAGATTCACATCAAGAGTATAGGAAAGAAACAATATCCTTACAACAAGATATTCAAGAAGCAATGATATCCTATTTAAAAACCGTTGGTGAAACAGAAGATTTTAGTTTAAATTATCATGAATTCGGAGAAATAGAATTACATTGTGAAGGTGACCTATTCGACCTGGAACAAATAAGTGGATTCTGTGATGTATTCGGAGTACATTTATTATTAAATAATAGATTAGTAGTTGAAGATTATATGACTGATAAAACAACTGTTAAAACCGGTTACTTATTCACAATAACAGATTTCAAAAAAGAAAAAAAAGATACTGGTGAAGAATAATGTTCAAATTAGAATTAACTGACCATAAACTTATAAAAAATGCATTCGAATCCATATCACATATAGTTGATGAAATAACATTAACCGCAGATAGTGAAGCATTACATTTAAAATGCTTATCAAGGGATCATATTACATTCATCACTATGGATTTGGAGAAAACCGTATTTGATGAATATCAATGTGATGTACCTGAAAAGATTGCTATTGACTGTACTGAATTCATGAAAATATTGAAAAGATTAAAAAACTCTGATATTCTTGAATTAAACTTAGATAATACGAAGAATACTTTTAATATAATAATGAAAGGAGATGCAGTAAGGAAATTTAATATTCAATTAATTGATATGGAATATGATAATCCGACACCACCTGAGATTAATCTGCCATGTACTGTGAATTTGCCGTCAGACCTTTTAAAGAGTTATGTTGAAGATATTGAAGTGTTTAGTGATAAATTATATTTCATTGTTGATGAGAATTATCTTAAGGTTCAGAGCAGTGGAGAATTGGGAGATGCGGAAATTGAATATTTGCATGGGGAAAACATATCTTCAGTTGTTAGAAGTCAGTTTTCAATACCTAAATTAAAGGATATTCTCAGAAGCAACAAATTCAGTAAAGAAATCACATTAGAGATAGGTGAAGACATGCCGATAAAAGTAAGTCTGAAATTACCTGCCGGTGACGGTGAACTGAACTACCTGTTAGCTCCAAGACTGGAAACAGAAGAGTAAATGAAAATGTCAAGGCCAAACTTCAAGATTGTAGAAAAATCCAAACCAAATTATATGGATAAACTCGATGAATTCATTGAATTATATAATAATCGTTTAGAAATTAATACAAAAGAAATCTGTAAAAGGTTAGGTTGGACTTATAATGTTTATAATTCTGCAAGAACATATGGGATTGAAGAAGGTTTAATTATTCCACGTTATGAGAGTAAAAAAGCAAAGAATTATTTTTATTCAAATACACGTGGGAAATATATTGCTCAGAAAATGATAGGAGAGAAATGTAAAAAATTCACTTGTAAATCTGAAGCTGAAGCTATTGAATTAGTTGAATATTTGAATAAAACTGATAATTGGACTTTAGAGAATGTGAAGAAATTCAGAAAAGATATTTATGTTGGTTAAAATTGATTTTCGTGAAAAACAGTTAAGGATTAAAAAGGCCAGTGAGTATTATAAGAAACAGAACGATATTGTGCATGTTCAAGAATTACCATTTGGAGATTATATCTTTGAAGACCAGGTAGTGTTCGAGTATAAAACAATATCTGATTTTGTACAATCTGTTAAGAGTGGAAGAGTATTTAATCAGGCCATAGACCAATCCACCACATATAAATATCATTTTGTTATAATTGTGGGGAGTTCACGGCAAATCAGAGGTTATATTAATAAATTGAAAGTTTTAGGTAATCATAAATTATATTTTGATGAGAAACATTTCAACGGAGCAATAGCACGATTAAACACTTATACAACTGTAATTCAAAAAGACACAGAAAAAGAAGCATTTGAATTCATGAGGATACAGGCTCGTAAATGTTTAGATAATAAACATATAGTTAAAAGATTACAAACAAAAACTGATAATCCATGCTTCAATTATTTAATGAATATTAAACATATATCAGATGCTAAAGCGGAATTAATAGTTAATAGTTTAAACTTGGAAACATTAGAGGATTTATTGAATATTACAAATAATGAATTACAAGAGATAGATGGTATAGGTTCAGCAACTGCAGGAATAGTGATGAAATCAATAAGAAAATAAGAGGTTATTATTTTGTTAGTTAAATTACATCCGGAAGCACCGGATATAGCATTGAAATTAGAGGAAAGATTAAATAATATTGAGAATATTGAGGATTGTGTGTTAGTTATACAATTAAGTTATCGTGAAGCCAATACATTATTCTATTTAGAGAAAATTGATTATATTAATTTTGAAGAGTATTTTATTGAAATTGTTCAAATGAATAATAATGTTTGTTTTTTAGATTATACTCAAATATTAGAGTATGCAATATTGAATGCTGATGATTTAATGGATTTTGGAGTTGATTATGTATGAAACAACCGGAGTATTATAAAAGTAATGGTTTATCTCCAATTGATGCGTTTAAACAAGGATTAATTAGTAAGGAAGAGTATAAAGGTTTTCTTATTGGTAATGTTATTAAATATGTTATTCGTGCAGGTAAAAAAGATGATGTGATTAAAGATTTGAATAAAGCGAAACATTACCTTGATTTTTATATTGAATTGGAATCTGATAATGAATTGAATGATTATGGATATTATAATATTAAAATTGAAAATGAAGTTGAAGCATCATCAACAGAAATAGATACTCGAGTAAAAGAATCTGCAGATAAAATAAAATAAATGAATGGGGAATTATAGGATGATTAATTTAATAAAATTCAATAAGAAATACTATAAATCCATCATTGATGGAATCAAAACACAAACATTAAGAAAACATAATAAAAGACTCCAAGAAGAAGAAATTGTTAAAGCAATCTTCCCAGGAACAGAAAAAGAATGTTACCTACAAATAACACATACGGGATATAAACAATTCAAATACTTAAATGAAGAAGATGCAGAATGTGAAGGATATGATTCATTAGATGAATTGAAAAAAGACTTATTAACCATTTATCCCTCATTAGATAATTTCACCCGTTTATGGTATTACAGATTCAAAGTAGTGATAGATGATGATGTATAATAAAATCCATATGTACATCAGGACCTGCTGGGATAATTATCGTTGTGCTGATAAAAAAGAAATTGAAAGGATCATTAATGAAGTGTTAAGTGAAAATCCTGATGAAACAGATTATGTTAAATTAGGTGTAATAGTGAAAAGACGCTGCATCAATGAATTATAAAAATATTAATAATTTATTTTTTTTAAGGTTATTTTTATGAGTGACAGAGATATTGATTTCCTATTAAATTTATATAATCAACCTTATGTGAAAGGAGAAAAACGAAGTAAAGATTCACAAAAGAGAATAAGATATGAGAGTAAAAGGAAACATCGTCACTTAATATTAGATGAATTATTAAAGGAAGCTGAAACTTTAAGATTAAATAAGAATCAAATCATGATTGTAAGATATTTAATTGATGATTTCAATGAAGATTTTCAGAACCTGCATCGTAAAGCATCAGAAGAATGTATTATATTAGCATTCATGTTTTATGTGAAAATATTAGAAACTCCACGTGTACGTATTGAATCGTATCGTGTAGCAACTAAATATAAATTAACAAATCGGACATTTGAAACAATAGTATGTAGAATGTTGTTGAAGTTTATGAAGAAATGTCCAATAAGACCATATCATAATTATAATATTGATGAACATGATTCATTAATCCGTGAGGGTAGAAGATGATACAAGGAATTAATATAGGATTAACAGGATTAAAAATAACTTATAATTCACGTAACTTATTAGATAATCCTGAGATTCAAAGTTTAATAAATGATTTACAAGAATTCTTTAAACAGAAAGGAATAATTTATTCTGCAGATTTAATATTATCTAATAATAAGTATAGGATTGTATCATCTGATTTTGGAGAATATAAACAGAGAATTGATTATACTTTCAGATTATTTGATTTAAAGGAATTGATTTTTTATGATACATATATTATTCTTATTGTTTCTGATAATAATGTTGATAAGCGTTGTAGAATAAATATCAGTAAGGATTTCTTTTATTTCCTTGAATGGGAGGATAGTTATTATTTATAAATAATATAATATAATATTATTATTTTATTTTTTTTTTAATTTGAAAAATATACCCATACGGGTATAAGTATAAAATGTAATTTAAAAAATGTTTCTAGGAGATACTAACATAATAATAAGAAGAACCATGTGTAAAAAAGATGAAACAACCACAAACCTTGACCAATGTCCAGAATGCAAAACATCCACAATAAAACAAAGTCAAGACAGAAGCTACGAATACTGTACAAAATGCGGACTCATAACAAGAGCAAGCATAACCTATGTAGCTGGGCAAAGCATCAAATTACCCTATGGTCTTCTACTAATATGAATTTCTGCTATTCATTAATTTAACCTCAATTTAATGGGAGAAAGAACATCCATATTTTCCCACAATCATTAATAAAATAATTCATCTCCAACATTTTATTAAAAAAAAGGAAAAAAAACACAAAATTCTTTCTCCCATAAAAAAAACATAAAAAATTTAACTTTTCATCTAAATGCTATAGAGCGAATCTATAAAGCAATTTTTCATATTATTCTCTTATGGTGTCGCACATGAGGGCTCACGACCCTCATATAGCATTTCTTTTCTATATTGAGGTTTAATATTGGCGGTTCGATTCCGCCCCACAACATTTATTTTTTTTAATTTAATTTATTTTTTTGGAGCATTCTAGAATGGTAACTACATATAAATATAAATCAAAGATAGCAACTGCAATAGCTTTTATTGCAGCATTTATAGTATATATTGGGAAAGATGAACTGGCAAAACTATTGCCTCCGGAATATGCATTTATAGCTTCATTCTTAGTGATATTAGCAGGATATATTTTAGCTCAAAGTACAGAAAATAAAAGAGTTAATGTTGCTGAATTATTAGTTGAATCTAAATATAATGAAACCGAAGATGTTGATCCAGCTAGTGAATATGAAAATACAACTGCTGGAGATGAACAGGATGACTGCTGAAAAACTAGAATACACATGTATTGAAAAAGACCAACTATCAGAACAATCAGCAAAAATAGCTGAACTTGAAGCAAGAGCAGACTTCAAAGACCAAAGGATTAATGAATTGATAGAAGATAATCGTAGAATCGAATCTAAAATAGATAAATTAACAGAAACTGTTAATAATATAGTTATTAACTCAATCAAAGATGATAAAGATTTGAAAGAAGATATAACCAAACTTAAAGCTAAAGTTGAAGCTCAAGAAAAAAACTTTGAAAACTTTGAGAAAAAACAAAAAGAACAAAGAGACGATGACAGAGCAAAAACCAACCAATACCTAACAGCAATAGGAATTGGATTAGGAGTATTATATTTTGTTTTAAATTTTGTTTTTAAATAAATAAAACTATAAAAGGAGGTCACTATTTATGGCATATACTAAAATAGACCTAGTAGAGCCAATATATGAACTCCAAGAGAAAGAAACTGCAAGACAACACTACTTCTTAGAACTATATCTTGACGTCTCAGATGATAATCTTGTAGCATTCATGAAATCGTTCAAAAACCTAAAAAAAGATTCTATTTGGGAATATGAAGGGTGTAAAATTAAACTTAATTTTAATCCGCCTAAACCGAATACTTTTAGAAATTGGGCTACTGCTTTACAATATAAAAATCGTAGAAGAGCTTATTGGGATGATAAGTTTAAAGAAATGCGAAAGCAAAGAAAAGAAAAAGCCGAGAAGTTTTTGAAAAGTTTTCAAGATGACCTTGAAGATGAACTTGCAAGTAATAAACGTATTTCTAAAGAAATTGAGATGGATGGGCAAGTTTTCCCACATTTGAAAGGTAAAGGTAAGAATGAAATAGCTTTCGCTAATAAGACTACTTGGGATATTTATAAAGAAGTGACTGGTGTTGAAGTAGCTAATACTGAGCAGAATGTTAACTTGAACTTGGATGCTGATGTTAAACAAGAAACTACTACTATTGTTAAAGAGAAGAAGTTAAAGGAACTTCAAGAACAAATGAAAAAGATGACTTATGACTGATTTTAACGAATGGGATTATACTAATTATGAATTAACTATTTTGGATAATCCTTTTATTGATTTTGAATTATATCCTAAGCAATCATTTGTAGCTTTAACAAGTTGTCATAAGTTAGATGGTATTAATGAATTCTTAACTGGTGGTCCTGGTGGTGGAGGTAAAACTAAATTATTAGCTGCCTTAGCATTACAATTTGTAGAATTTTCACATTATCGGTGCCTGGTGACTAGGAAGAATTATCGTGAATTGGTTGGTACTGGTAGTGTTTTTGATATATTGAAAAGTATTCCTGGAGTTAAACCTCGTGAATCAGGATTGATACGGATTAAATTTCCATCAGGTGCGGAGATACATTTCAAAGCATTCAATGATGAATCACATAAACAAGATGTTAAAGGTGAATCTTATCATACAATCTTAAATGATGAAGCTAGCGAGTTACCTGAATCAGTGTTAAGATTCTTATACCGGTCACTTCGTAAAAAACATGATGATTGGATACCTTTACGTTTTGGTAATGCAAGTAACCCTGGTGGAGAATCAACTGATTACCTTGTCGAGAAATATATTGATGGACCATTACCTTATGTGGAAATGGGTTATCGTGATAATCCTTATATTGATGATGATGTCTATGAAGATGCATTAAAAGAACTGGATTATATAGATCGTCAATATCAAATGTATGGTAACTGGAAATATAAACCAAGTGTTGGTGACTTATTAACCCGTGCAGAAGGAGAAGCACAATTAACCAGCATAACTGATACACCATTATACTATGAACTAATAGGTATAGACTTAGCAGGTAAAGGAAAAGACAAATTCGCAGTAGTCTGCTATGATTACCTTGCTAATGGATTAGAATATATAAAAGATTTCAATCAAACAGTTTCCAGTAACCCTGAAAGCTTATTATTAGATTTCATAATAAAACATAATCCAAATCCTCAAGCACCACAAACAAGCCTCATAGTTATCGAACAAGAAGGTGGCGGAAGTCCCGAATATGCACGGAAATACTTCGAGGATTTAATACGTGAATACGGTTACACTATACCTGTAATATTGAAAAAACCATCCGGTAGTAAATATCAAAGAGCAAGACCATTAATGCATAGTATACGATACGGTAACACTAAACTGAATAAGAATAGTGATTATATTAATGATTTCATTGATGAAGGAATAGAATTACATCCTGATGGTAAAGGTAAAAGTCCAAACCTTGTAGATAGTGCAAGTTTAGCAAGAAATTATTTACACACTGATGTTTTAGGAAAAGTAACTAATGTTAGTGTCGGAGCAAGAATAGGAGGTTAAGATAAATATGATTATTCAAGGAAAAAAAGTAGACCCAGAATTATTAAGAATTGAAAAAAGCATAGCTAATAATCTGCAAAATAAATACTTATTCCAATCAGATAATAAGGATACTGCTGATAATACAACTGAATTAAAACCACCTATTCCAATGGAATCATGTTTATATGTATTTCAAAATTCAAGTCATGTTGCGAAATGTTGCAGAATATTAGCAGATGACATTATCTACAATGATATAACATTAACACCTGCTACAATAGATGAACCATCTGAGAAACTAATTAATCAAGTTAAAAAAATTAATGAATTTGTCAATGAAAATATAGATGAACTACACAACTTAGCTATTGATTACTATTACGCAGGATGGGCAGCAATCGAATACACATGGAATAATGTACGATTCAAATTAAAACAAATGCCAATCCACACTTGCAAAATCATCAGAACCACCATTCAAGGACAAACCGTGTTCCTCTTAAAACAACATATCAACAGTAAAACAAGTTTCTACAAAATCATGGGTGAAAACTACCCTGATAACTTCCAATATTATCAGAATCAGAAGCTTGGATATGTCAGTTTAATAGGTGGAGATAATATTTACCAATTCTTCGGTTTACCAAGATGGATACAGAATTATGAGAAAATCTTAACCGAAATAGCCATCAGTAAATCTGATTATAAAACCGTCAGTAATGGTAACATATCAAGTGGTGTCCTGAATATAAATCTCGAACCACAACCAACAAAACCAATACAATATGATGAAGAGGGCAATGTTGTAATCAATCCTAAAAGCCGTGAAGAAATAATTAGTGAAGAATTAAGCTCCGCTAATGGAGGAACAGCAGTAATATTCACAGAAAGTAATCGTCCAATGAACATGGATTACGTGGGATTAACAAACAACAATCAATCCTACTTATCAGATTTATCAGATAAATGTCAATCTACAGTGTTAAATGATTATAATGTTCCATTAGTAAGATTAATGATTAACACTGAAAAAGAATCAATGAACAGTGACAAAACCAAGAGTATCTGGGAGATTTACACATTAAACTTAAAGAATGAACAAAAACCATTCAAACAATTCATCAAAGAACTAATCTACGAATTATACAGTATTGATGTGAATATAGATATCACCACACCAATATTTAGTGACCGTAGAGAAATAGAAGTAAAACTAATCACTGATGCATGGAACAATGGAGCATTAACATTAAAACAATATATCACAGGATTAAGTGAATTTATTACAGTAATTGATTTGAATGATTATGACTTCACTGTAAATCCTGAAGTATGGGATTATCGTAAAATACCTGAATTACAGAATGGTTATACTCAGGAAGATTGGGATGCGATAAAAGAGATTGAGGCACAGTTAGCTTCCGCTAATTAAATATAATCGTGGGGGATTCTAATATGCGAATAACACATAAACACGAATATAAAAACTACCTTGGCAACCGGAGAATAGCTGTTATTCAGAAAGCACGCAACCCAATACAATTAGCAATACAATTCATCAACAATCGATTAGTGGATAAGAAAATCATCGAGTGGAATGATGAATTCAAAGACCCTATTTATGATCCTTATACTGTTGATGATATTCAAAGTCAAATTTTACCGTATAATGTTCGTGCTAGTCAGCAGGATTTACAACGCATACTACAACATAGTTTGGTGACTCGTAATCCTACTACTGAAATTGAAGCGATGAAAGTTATTCGTAATGTGGGAAATGACTTGTCTAAATTGGAAGCTGAAAGAGTAGTTAAGAATTTGAATTATGTTGAAAATGTCCTGACTACTGCTGACGTTGACATTGGTAAGTATGAGGCATTGGTGGATAAGCTGCCAAGGCATACTTCAAGAAAACAAGTACTTGAAAGATGCATAACCAAAGGTACTGAACTGCCACCTACTCAAAGACAGGCTTGGCTTGAAAGAAACCTTGAACGTGGAGCATCTTACAATAAAAGATACACTTACAAAGAATTGAATCAGTTAAGTCGTGACCTAGAAAGATACAAAACTCACAGATTAGATTACGAAAAAGCTGTGATGGAAAATAAGCAGGCGGACCGTGAAGGTTATGGTAGAGTTAATGATACTAAAACCTGGATATGGTCACAATTAGAGAAGACGAGACATGAGGGCATGGATGGTGAAAGTGTTCCGTTGACTGCTAAATTTGAAGTTGTTAATGAAGTCACTGGTGATGTTGATTATTTGCTATTTCCTGGAGATGTGTCAAATGATACGTCGAATTGTAGCAATATCTGCAATTGTGGCTGCACATTCGAAATAAATAAAACTTAACGAGGTGTTTAATTTATGCATGAATACTGTTTTGGAATATACATGTTCATAGATAAGAAAACATCTAACATAGTCTATATTGGTAAAGATTCACATATTGACAAGTCAATTAGAATTAAAAATCATTACCAACCTTGTTTTAAAGAAGCTCAACCATTTAATAAAGTATTACAGAATAATCCTGATAGATATGAACCATCAGTGTATTGTCGAGTTGATAATATCGATGATTTAAATCAATTAGAATTTGATTTAATTAATCTTTATAGGCCTAAGTTTAATTTCAGAATAGGTAAAGATGGATGTTCCATTAATCGTGAAGTAAAATATACCGTTGCTAAAAATGGAAAAATTGGAAATACTCAAATGTATTTCATTTACGATAAAAATTATGGAAGTTTAAAACGGTCATGTAATAAACAATTCTTGGAAGAATTATGCTTCATGTTAAATAATGGTGAGATGACTGAAGAAGAAGTCAAGCAAGTTAAACGTCCTCTGAAAAGGACACATCATCAAAAGATTAATTTATCCAAATCTAAAAATAAATCAGGATTTTTTAGAGTTTCAAAACATTATGATAAAGGAGCCTCTTTCAGATGGAGATATGCTTACTTAGATGAGAATAATCATCAAAAGAGTTTTTATCGTAAGGATTTCTTTAAACTTAAAAAAGAAGTTGAAAAACGGAAGATGGTTTGGAAGATCGTTGACCTGGACAAAGCAATTGATACTGTTAGAAGTATTGTTGTAATCTAAATTTTTTTATTAATCTTATATTTTTTCACAATAGTTAGAGCCCTATTAGCTCGTGCTATCAAATTTTTTTAATAAACTAATTGAGGAGTTTACAATGTGATACCATGTTATTAGACAAAAAGAAAGCATTATATGTTAAATGTTGTATAATCGCCAATCGAGACACGGACAGTCAAG